TTGGAAATACTACCTAGACGAAAAGCCATTGCACAACGATTGCGAAAGCATTGCGTTTGCTATGCGTTCGGATGAAAAAACGGTGCATCTGATTCTGCGCCACTTCTTTGTTTTACAAGATGACGGATGGCGACACAATCGCTGTGATAAAGAGATTGCCGACTTTCATGGAAAGAAGGAAAAAGCAGCAAACAGTGCAAACGCAAGGTGGAATGGTGAAAAGTCTATGCGAACGCATACCGAGCGCAATGCGGATGCACCTGTTTTTAATGCTAACCATAAACCAATAACCAATAACCAAGAACCAATTAAAGAATATATATGTCCACCTGCCGGTGAACCTGAGTCCAAAATTCCTGATTGCAAACACTCAGAAGTCATCAGTCTGTACCACCAGCACTTGCCAACACTGCGTAAGGTCGAGGTCTGGAATGCTGCCAGACAGGGCTATCTCAGGCAGCGATGGCGGGAAGTAGCGGAGGAGCTGTCAAAGTCACAAGTGATTGACAGTGGTCATGTTCTTGGCTGGTGGGGTGAGTTTTTCCAGCATGTCGGAAAGTCCAAGTTCCTGACGGGCAAGGTCAACAGCAAAGACGGCAGGGCATTTACTGCCGACCTTGAGTGGATTTTAAAGCCAAGCAATTTTGCAAAAATCGTGGAGGGTAAATATCATGGCACTAACTAACTTTAAGACCCAGCCTGTCGTTCAAGATGATCGAGACTTGCTGTGCAGCGTGCAAGGTTGCTCTTATCGATGGGCGGTAAAAATGGACGGCAGTCGCCCGTTTTGCTCAAAGCATGCAAAAGAAGACAGAAACCCAACGCCTTGTCCTACAGCACCCGTTGCAAAGCACTGGACTGATGAGGAGCAGTTTTGATGAATCGTGAACTGGCAAACAAACTTTTGGATAAAGCCCGTGAAGGACACAAATTCACCTTTGAACAAATCAGTGCCGCACTCTACGCCACTGGCGACCTTCATGACCCAATGCGAAGCCAGGGAGTGGAAGAGGCGGCACAAGGCCAAGGTGCAGCAGCTGGGGAAGATGCAAGCTCGAACTTGGTGGCTGCAAGTGAAAGCCGACATTCTCAGGATTCGTGGACAGGATGGTCTCGATACCTTGATTGCAGAAATGAGCAGGCAGCAACATGATGCAAATTCACTTTGAAGTTGAGGGCGACCCCAGAGGCAAAGGCAGGCCAAGGTTTGGACGCTTTGGGAAATTTACTAGGGTTTACACCGATAAACAAACCCAAGATTACGAAACCTTGATTAAGTCCTTTGCAGCCGAAGCAATGGGCAGCACAGACCCACTAGAAACGGCTGTGAGCGTTTTTTTGTACGTCAGGCTAGCAGTTCCTCAGTCGTACTCTAAAAAGCGCACAGAGGCTTGTTTAACCGGTTTGGAAAAGCCCTGCAAGAAGCCAGACATCGACAACATTGCAAAAACCTATCTCGACGGTATGAACGGGGTGGTTTTTAAAGATGACACTCAAGTTATTGATCTACACGTGAAAAAGGTCTATTCGGCGTTTGCTGGTGTCAATGTCATGGTGATGGAGCTTGCATGAACCCCGAACAAGCAGCCCAAACCATCAGGGACAAAGCCCCAGCCTACGGTGAAGCCAAAGCGCAGAGGGTTTATCTTGAAGAATTTAAGCGCACGAAACGGGCACTGTTGATGAAAGACGCAATGAAGTTGGGCATCGAATCTGCTGCCGCACAAGAACGCGAGGCGTATGCCGACCCTGCTTACCATCAACTGCTAAAAGGTTTGGCTGTTGCAATAGAAACCGAAGAGACTTTAAAGTGGGAAATGGAAGCCGCAAGACTTGACATTGAGATATGGCGGTCACGAGAAGCAACCAACCGGATGCAAGACAGGGCGCACCAGTGATTCCAAAGTTTCCGTACATCCGCAGCAAAAAGTTGCTTAAGCTGGTAGCGTGTCTAGATTGCCAGATATGCGGCTCAGGCTTAATGGTGCAAGCAGCTCATTCAAACATGGCGCAACATGGCAAAGGCCGCAGCATCAAGGCTAGTGACGAATACACCGCAGCCCTTTGCATGAGCTGTCATTACGACATTGACCAAGGCACAAAATGGTCAAAAGCTGAAAGACAGTTGGCATGGACTGTAGCGCATTACAAGACAGTCCAAACACTCACAGACAGTGGGCAATGGCCTGTTGACATACCTATACCTGAGATAGCACAATGCTAGTGCTGACAAGCAGTTGCCAGCTTTGGGGCTTCGGCCCTTTTTTTTAAGGACACCATGAACCCAGCAGATAAAGTAGAAAAGTGGGCTATTGATAGGCTCATTCCTTACGCACGCAACGCACGCACGCACTCAGACGAGCAGGTCGCACAGATTGCTGCCAGCATTAAGGAATGGGGCTGGACGACACCAGTTTTGGTGGACGAGGATGGCGGCATCATTGCAGGCCACGGGCGCACTCTAGCGGCTCAGAAGCTAAAGATGAAAGAAGTGCCTGTTATGGTGGCAAAGGGCTGGAGCGAAACCAAGAAACGAGCTTATGTAATAGCCGATAACAAAATAGCATTAAATTCAGGCTGGAATGATGAGTTGCTTAAATTGGAATTACACGCACTTGATGAGGCTGACTATTCGCTTGATATGACAGGTTTCAGCGCAGACGAACTTACTGAAGTAATGTTTGGCAAGCTGATTGAACCAGAGAGCCCAGACGAATTTAAAGAGGTAGGTGAAACCGACATGGATCATAAGTGCCCTAGATGTGGGTTTGAATTCGATGAGTGATTACATTGTCCAAAGCGTTGCAGAAATCAAAGCGAGTGCGGCAATAAATAAACCGAAATTTGAGGCCGTAAGTCTTTTTGCTGGTGGCGGTGGTTCATCTACGGGCTATCGGATGGCTGGCGGCAAAGTTCTTGCCATCAATGAATTTATCCCTGAGGCGATAAACACTTATCGAGCAAATTGGCCTGATACGATTATTTTGTCAGGTGATGTGCGTAAACTGACACCAGAGCAGATTCTGGATGAGATCGGCAAAGCTAAGGGAGAGCTAGACCTACTGGACGGATCGCCACCTTGCTCGGCATTCTCAACCGCTGGCGCACGTGAAAAGGGTTGGGGCAAAACCAAAAAATACTCAGACAGCGAGCAGAAGAACGTAGAGGATTTGTTCTTTGAATACATCAGAATTCTGCGAGGGACGATGCCCAAAGTCTTTGTCGCTGAAAACGTGTCAGGCTTGGCGAAGGGTACAGCCAAAGGCTATCTAAACGAAATTCTGCGAGAGCTGCGAGCAAGCGGCTACCAAGTGAGTTGTAAGATTCTCGATGCTAAGTGGCTAGGGGTTCCGCAGTCAAGAACAAGAGCAATTTTTGTCGGCGTTCGTAATGACCTTTGGCGTCAAGAATTTCAGAACAAATTACATCCAGCCCCAAAAAATTCAACCGTCAATTTAACCGATGCTTTTAAAGGTTTGACTCTTTCAGATAGCGATAGACTTGAAACAGATATTAAAAAGTATTCAATCTATAAGTTACTGAAAGACTTACCTATGGGAGCGCAGCACCCAAAAAGATTTTCACTGCAGAAGGCGCACCCTAAAAGCTACAGTCAATGTATTACTGCAACAAATAGCATTACGGGTGCAGCAGCCGCCTGTCATTGGGATAACAGGGCTTTCACTGTATCTGAGGTAAAGCGCATCATGTCCGTGCCAGATGATTACGTGCTGACAGGTAAATATCAGCAACAGGTCGAAAGACTTGGAAGAATGGTTGCGCCCTTGATGATGAAGGCTGTAGCCGAAAACATTTACAACCTTGGAGTATTCAATGCAGATACCAAATGACTGGACTTTTAAGAATCTTGAAGTCGCCAAAGGGTTCGATGCTCACGTTAAAGCAACGCTCCCGTGGTACGACCTAGCCACTGGCGCTGTTGCTCACGTTGCTAGGCACTACCTACAAAATAAGGGCTTGATCTACGACATCGGCGCTTCAACGGGCAATATAGGTCGTGCTTTAACTGATGTGATCGCCACAAGAGATGCTCGGCTAATCGCCATTGACGATAGCGAAGCGATGGCCGAAAAATACGATGCTCCTGGTAAGTTAGTGATTGCTGACGCTATAGCCTTCGATTATGAGGAGTTCGATGTTGCCGTTTGTATGCTAGTGATGATGTTTCTCCCGCCAGTTGATCGAAAACGCTGGCTGCAAGACTTATGCAAGAAAATGAAACCAGGCGGTGTTGTCATCTTGCTCGACAAGTGCGAGGGGCCTCCCGGCTATCTCTCAACAGTCATGCACAGGCTGACAATCGCAGGTAAAGTATCAACAGGAATTAAGTCTGATGAGATCATTGCCAAAGAGTTGTCGCTCTCTGGCATACAAAGGCCAATCCCGTACAGCTTTGTGCAGAACGCAGTGCCAGATGCACATGAGTTTTTCCGCTTTGGAGAGTTTGCTGGCTGGGTGATAACTCGCCCAGAATAATATGACAAAAACTGAAAAACCAACACTTAAAAAGCGCGGTCTGAATGGCGGTGCTCGAGAAGGCGCTGGCAGACCAGCCTTTGAGCCAACAGCAGCCGAGCGCAAACAGGTCGAAGCATTGTCCGGTTACGGCTTGCCCATTGACCAGATAGGCGCACTGGTGCGGGATGGCATCAGCGTAGATACGCTACGCGCGCACTTCAGCGCAGAGCTGCAATCAGGCAAAGCCAAAGCCAACGCCCAAGTGGGCAAGACCCTGTTTAGCAAGGTGATGGCTGGAGATACGACTGCGGCAATCTGGTGGAGCAAGACCCAGATGCGCTGGGCAGAAACCCAAAAGCATGAAGTAACAGGGGCTGATGGTGCGCCCCTAGAGTTCCGCGAAATAAGGCGAACCATTGTCAAGCATGACTGATGTGCTGGACTTGGCAACCCCAGCGTGGGCGCTGCCCCTGCTAGAACCTGCCCGATACAAAGGCGCATGGGGTGGGCGAGGCTCGGGCAAGTCCCACATGTTTGCCGAGATGATGATTGAGGGTCACATCATCGACCAGAAGCGGCGCAGCGTTTGCGTCCGTGAGATACAGAAATCACTCAATCAATCCGTCAAGCGTCTACTGGAGACCAAGATTGAGGACATGAACGCTGGTGCTTACTTTGAAATACAGGATGCCGTTATCAAGTCCAAAAAGGGCGATGGGGCGATTATTTTCCAAGGCATGCAGAATCACACTGCCGACAGCATTAAATCGCTGGAGGGCTACGACTGCGCTTGGGTTGAGGAAGCCCAAAGCCTGAGCCAAACCAGCCTTGACCTGCTAAGGCCAACCATCCGCAAGCCTGGCTCTGAGCTGTGGTTTACATGGAACCCAAGGCAGAACAGCGACCCCGTAGATTTTCTGTTGCGTGGGCCAGAGCCGCCACCCGATGTCGCAGTAATCAAGGTTAATTTCACCGACAACCCTTGGTTTCCACAAGTCCTAAAGGACGAAATGGAGTATGACAAGCGGCGCGACCCTGACAAATACCAGCACGTTTGGATGGGTCAGTACCTACGGAATAGCAGCAGCAGGGTGTTTAGGAACTGGAAAATTGACGAGTTTATCGCGCCCGATGATGCGATTCACCGGCTGGGTGCTGACTGGGGATTCTCGGTTGACCCGACTGTATTGGTGCGCTGTCACATCATTGGGCGCACCCTATACATTGACTTTGAAGCGTACATGGTGGGCTGCGAGATTGTGAATACGCCTGAGTTATTCATGCAAGTGCCCGAGGCTGAAAAGTGGCCTATCGTGGCAGACTCAGCCCGACCCGAGACCATTAGCCACATGAAGCGCAACGGCTTTCCTAAGATAATGACAGCGGTCAAAGGGCCAAAGTCGGTTGAGGAAGGCATCGAGTTCCTAAAGAACTACGACATCGTGGTTCACCCTCGCTGCACCCATACGATAGATGAGTTGAGCCTGTATAGTTATAAATCTGACCCGCTAACTGGGCGAATCTTGCCCCAGCTTGAGGACAAAAAGAACCATGTAATTGATGCTTTGCGATATGCCTGCGAGGGCATCAGACGGGCGACAATCACGAAACCGGCTATATTTACGCCATTGCCCAATGTTAAGCGCTGGTAGATAATCGCCCCAAAAGGACAAACATGGCACGAATACCCAACGACCAACGCCTTGCTAATCTGCATGCTGAAGCCCTGCGGCAGTTCAACGACATTCAGACTGCGCTGCGAGATGAGCGCCTGCAATGCCTGCAAGACCGGCGTTTTTATTCCCTTTGTGGCGCTCAGTGGGAAGGCCCACTCTACGACCAATACGAAAACAAGCCAAGATTTGAAGTCAACAAGATCATGTTGGCAGTCATTCGAATCGTCAACGAATACCGGAATAACCGCATCACCGTTGACTATGTGAGCAAGGACGGCACTGAGAACGACAAGCTGGCTGAAGTCTGCGATGGCCTTTATCGGGCTGACGAACAGGCATCGGTGGCTGATGAAGCCTATGACAACGCTTTTGAAGAAGCTGTTGGCGGTGGCATTGGGGCATGGCGGCTGCGGACGGTTTACGAAGATGAAGAGGATGACGAGGACGACAGGCAACGGATTCGCTTTGAGCCAATCTACGATGCTGACAGTTCCGTATTCTTTGACTTGAACGCTAAGCGCCAGGATTCT